CTTGACAAATCTAGAACATGGGTCGTATAATAAATAATATGTAGGCAACGTCGAGCCTACCTTTAACGTGAGCGACGGGGTAAAGCCGTCAAGCAGAGGAGAAGACAATGGACGCACTCACCACATGGAGCCTAATTGGGTTCCTATTTGCTGCCTATGCAGTAATAGCAAATGATTCAGTACAAACTCTCGGTACATGGATGGCATCAAACAATGAGAGATTCAACTATAAAGTATTATGGGGAGCAGCAAGTGCAGTGTTACTTGCAACCTTGTGGTATGGTTGGACAGTAAACGGCGGTGACATCAGTTACGGCAGACTAAACAAGATCCCATGGCAAGAGGTACAATGGTATCATGCTATGGCACCAGGCATACTTGTTATACTAACACGTTATGGCGTGCCGGTATCAACTAGTTTCTTAGTACTAAGTGCTTTCGCAAGTACATTTGTATTAGAGAAGATGCTTATGAAAAGCATAATGGGTTACGGCATTGCGGCTATGTTCGCATACTTTGCTTGGTACTTTATTAGCAGATGGATGGACGAAACTGCACCTGTTAAAGAGGAACACAAGAACTATTGGCGAGTAGCACAATGGCTAGCAACAGGAGGCTTGTGGTGGACTTGGTTGTCACATGACATGGCTAACATCGCAGTGTTCCTTCCACGAGTAGTTCCGTTGGACTTAATGTTCTTGATTAGTGTAGTATTTGTAGCAGGCTTGTTCTTTATGTTTAGAGAACGAGGCGGCAAGATACAATCGATTGTATTAGAGAAACACAACACACGATATGTGCGTAGTGCTACACTAATTGATTTGTTCTACTGGCTATGCTTATACTTCTTTAAAGAACTGAACGATATACCTATGTCAACTACTTGGGTGTTCGTTGGTATGCTTGCAGGACGAGAACTTGCTATTGCATCATTCACAGGCAAAATGAAGTTTAAGAGTGTGTTTCCTTTGGTAGCACGAGACTTTCAGAAGATGATGATCGGACTAGGTGCCTCGGTAGCAATTGTGTTAGCGATACATTATGTATTAGTACCAAACGGATTCTAAACTAAGGGGAAGGTTGTGTTCGACGACACAACCTTTTCTCTTGACTTATATTGTAATGATGTTATAATTACAAGTATACAAACACAGGATACACTATGAAGATAGGAATCGCAGGATACGGATATGTTGGACAGGCTCACGAAGCAGCACTGAAAGACTATCACGAAATACTAATTAGTGATCCAGCACTTGGCCACTACGCTGATCTAAAACATGCAGACGCAATTATTGTGTGTGTAAGCACACCGCAACATACTAGCGGTTCATGCAATGTTAACAATGTTTATGAAGTAATTGCAGCAGCACCGCCGGTACCAATTCTAATTAAAAGCACAATTAGTCTAGAAGGATGGGATGTAATACGCACAGATTTTGTCAGTGCTAATCTTACATTTAGTCCAGAGTTCTTACGAGCAGCAACAGCACTTGAAGACTTTAAGAACACAACACATTTTATGATGGGTGGCGACGGCGTAGGCTTTTGGGCAGATGTGCTAATCAATGCTATGGGAAATATTACAATTGACAATGTAAGTGTTAGTGAACTAATACTAACAAAATATTTCCGCAACAGTTTCCTTGCAACTAAGGTTGCTTTCTTTAATCAAGTGTACGAATTGTGCCAAACAACTAGAGCCGACTATGAAACAGTTGCAAAGCACATAGGCAACGATCCTCGCATTGGACACAGTCATACAACAATCACTGATGAGCGTGGCTTCGGCGGCCATTGTTTCCCTAAAGATACTTCGGCACTAATTAAAACAGCACAAACACATAACACGCAACTTTCAATATTGGAAGAAGCCGTCAATTATAACAACACCCTAAGAAAGGATACTACTTGAAAATGAAAATCATCGCCGGTAACGCTAATCCAGTACTAGCACAGGAGATTGCAGACAACACCTTTGCAACCCTAGTTCCATCCAAGATAACTACATTTGCAGATGGCGAAATAAGTGTAGAGTTTTTAGACAACATCAGAGGCGAAGATGTATTCATTATTCAATCAACTGCTACGCCAGTTAACGATAGTTTAATGGAACTATTGATTATGATTGATGCTGCCAAGCGTTCGAGTGCTAGTAGAATTACAGCAGTTGTTCCGTACTTTGGTTACGCACGTCAGGATCGTAAGAGTGCTAGTAGGACACCTATTACAGCAAAACTAATTGCAGACTTGCTTACTACAGCAGGCGCACACAGAGTGCTTACAATGGACTTACACGCAGGACAGATACAGGGCTTCTTTAATATTCCTGTTGATGATCTAACAAGTCGTTTGGTGTTTGCTAAAGACATCAAACATAATGTAGGAACAGATGAAGGCACAGTATTTGTAAGCCCAGACGCAGGTGGAGTTGTTCGTGCTAGGAAGTTTGCAGACATGTTCCACGCAGACATTGCTATCGTAGATAAGATGCGTCCTGAAGCAGGCAAGAGTGAAGTTATGAACTTGATTGGTGATGTCAAAGGCAAACACGCTATTCTAGTTGATGACATTATCGACAGTGGTGGTACACTATGTAATGCAGCCAAAGCAATTATGGATGCAGGTGCATTGTCAGTTCGTGCATACATCACACACGGAGTACTGAGTGGCGAAGCATGTCAGAAGGTTGAAAAGAGTGTACTCACAGAACTAGTAATCACTGACAGTATTGCAGACCGTTGCCCTAAGAATTGCAAAAAGACACGACAGGTTAGTGTCGCGCCTTTGTTTGGTGAAGCAATTCGCCGTGTAACCAACGAAGAGAGTGTTAGTAGTTTATTCTTTTAGTCTTGATCGGCTTCGATGTGCTTGATGTACTCAACCATTGAGTGATCACCAAAGTTATCTATCTTGCCTTGCTTGATACCCATCCACATGCCGCGCCACTTGTCTTTGACTAGTTGCCAACCAGTTGGCTTACGAACATTGCCATATGCATTAATGTAATGCTGAGTACCGTGATGTTTGAATCCCATAAGAGCAAGAGGAACAGTAGTGACAATGTCATTGTTGTTCTTCCATCTGTGATGTACAACATCTAGACTATTGCAATACTTCTTCCAACCTACTCGTGGTGATCCGTATGTGAACAGTTCGACTGGATCGTTTAGTTCTACGTTATGCTTTGCTCTACTTGCCATAATGGTTGCCATTGCAGCACCTAGACTGTGACCACAGAACCAAAGTGTTTTAGTTACATTTGTTTTACGATTAATGTCTTGTTCAATCATAGGCCAAATGTCATCTACTTCTGTTTTAAATCCAACATGTACTCGCCCAACTGTTTCTGCCATTACTGGCAATGCTTTTAGATCTGCCTTTAGGTCATTGAACTCAGTTGGTTGTGTTCCGCGACACGCAATTACTAAGTCTTCTTTGTTCATAAAACGATATGCCTGAGCACCGTCTTTTTCATAAAACTCAGTAGTTGTAAAGCCTAACTTCTTTGCTTGACTCTTTGCATCCTTTGTGTTATTATATGCTATGCTTGATAACTTAGCAAACAATAAGGATTTTTCCTTAAAACTCATATTCGATATTGACATTTAGTGCCCTCCCGTGTATGTAATATTTATAAACAAAGTCTACTAAATACAGTACAAGGAATAGTAAACCATGAAAAAGCGTACCAGAAGCATACTTGATGAACTTAATAACGTCCACGGACATAAAGACAGTGATCGTCTCATTGACTCAACTGCCAATAATATCATTGAAAGCGCCATTAACTTGTTAAGTAGAATACATTCTACATACGATGTTGACACAGCAAGCGAACTAGAAAGACGTTTTATTAATAGTATTAAATCAAACGATCCACGTAAGTTTAAACGCAGCATGGGTAGAATAATAGAGAGTAAGAAAAATGATTCTTAAAGAAGGCGGCAACATATTTAAAACTGAGCAAGGTGCTATCACTCAGCGTATCGCTACAAAAGATGTACAGGCTTCTATTGACTTTATAGAAAAGATCACAGGCTTAACATACGATGAAGAAGATTGGCTAGGAACAACTGGTAAGAAGAACGACCCAGATGGTGAGTTTGAAAAGAATAGTTCCGGTGACTTAGACCTAAACACAGATGCAAACAAGATCAGCAAAGAGCAATTAATTGCTAAACTTACAGCATGGTTAAAGACACAGGGCATTGATGACGCAGAAATTATGAATGTCGGCCGTAAAAAGACAGACGGCTGGATCAAAGATGCAGGTGACCAAGTACACTTTCGCACACCTATTGCAGGTAGTGACAAAAATGGATTTGTACAAACAGACTTTATGTTTACTGACAATCCAGACTTTCAACGCGGAGCCAAGCGCGGCGGCACAGCACAGTTTGGCGGAACAGACAGAGCCATCTTACTATCGGCTATCGCAAGAGGACGTGGACTAAAGTTTAGTCCTAAGTTTGGATTAGTTGATCCCACCAAAGGCGATGAAGTAATTGCTGCTACATGGGATAAAATTGCACCGTTGCTATTAGGCAAAGGCGCAAAAGAGCCAGATACTCACACAGTTGAAACTATGCTTGCGTTCTTAAAGAAAGATCCAAACTACGAACAGTTAATTGCTCCGTGGAAAGAAACAATGGAAAAAGCAGGCAAACAGGTACCTGAATCTAAAACACCGACTGGTTATGTTACACTAGAAGATAAGCAACTTGCACGTATTAAAGAACTAAGTAGCAACATGCTAAACAGTAGTGTAATGTCAAGTGGAGCATTTAACAGATGAGATTTGGAGAGTTCCGCACAGTACTAACTGAAGAGTTTAAAGGTCGCGAGTATAATCACTTAGAAGACCTAGTGTTTATTAAAGGATCTAAAGGCGCACAAGAAGCAGCAGACATCCTAGACAAACTAGGAACTAACAGTGACGATGTTGCAATCAAGTGGGACGGCAATCCAACTATCTATTGGGGGCGCGAGCCTAACGGTGAGTTTGTTCTAGTAGGTAAAAATGGATGGGGACGCAACAAATCAACAAGCGCAGATGACTTATCACGCTTTATACAAAATTCAGGCAAGGGTGTAGAAGAACAACCTTGGCGCAAAGACTTTGGCGAAGAAATGGCAGAAGTGTTTGAACTAATGAAGTCGGCAACTCCTGGAAGTTTCCGCGGATATGTTTACGGCGACTTGTTATATAGTCCACGCAAACCATTTACAGCAACCAAAGGTGCTGTAGAATTTGAACCAAATAAAGTCAAGTACACAGTTGGCACGAATGGCCCACTCGGCGAGCGCATAGCGAACTCAAAAGTGGGTGTAGTAGTTCACACAAAACTTGAAGAGTTTGGTTCAAAGTCTGCAACTCCTTTTACGGATGTAGACGAACTTAACAGTAATGATGTAGTAGTACTAGGACAGACTTATACAACACATCAACCTAAAGTAGACACTGCTGAAGTTAAAAGTATTAGAGCAACAGCAGACAAGAACGCACAATTAATTGACAACTTCCTTGCTCCTGTTGCAGGGCTAAGTGATATGAAGAACATCATTTATACATATGTTAATCATATGACACGCACACAGCAATTAAAGAACATTGAAAATGGTTTTTTTGATTGGCTCAGTGCATCAAAGGTAAGTACTAACAAGCAAGCAAAGATTTCAGCAATGAATGATGCAAGCCCTAAAGCAATGCCTGCATTATTTGGACTTGTAAAACAGATTATGACTGCAAAGGATCATATTATTGATCAACTAGACAGCGCCGATGCAGACGTTAAAGCAACAACAAAAGGCGAACAGGGCGGCGAAGGATACGTTGCTCTAGGATCAAAGACTAAACTAGTGCCGCGTCAGCGTTGGCAACCAAATTAAGGAAATAGACAATGAAGATTAAACAAATTACAGAAGCAGGTCCCGACTACGAAACTGGCACTGTGAATAAGAAACTTGCAACTATTGGCAGAGCATTAATGACTCATAGCGAAACTGCATCAATGAAGGGCAAAGATGACAATGCGATTAGAATGTATAATCAAATGTCATCACTAGGTAATACATTAACAAAGTTTGGAACAACATTTGGTCCAAAGAATGTAAAAGATGTGATGGATGAAACAGACTTAGATGCAGCAGCAATCAAAGCACTTATGGCATTTGGTGAGAAGTTGGCAGCAAAGGGTGTTGCACCTAAAGTAGCAGATGTAGAACCAGATGCACCAGAAGACGATGAGTTTGCAGCACCAGACGATGACGAGATTGCACGTCAAGCAGATGCAAGAGCAGCAAAGCGTAAGTAATGACTGACAAGTATACCGCAGCACAATGGGCAGAACTTGAAGGCGGACATGAAGTTACGCCTAGCAAGGAAGAACCTTATTCTTTCTTAAGAGATCTGCACGAGTCACGAATGACCAAAGACAACGGCAACGCCAAGAAGTTGACGTACACTGACTGTGGTGAACGCATGTATCTAACACTGTTGGCATTAGAAACTATGCGACAGTATCCAGACTTTCAAGCATATGTACGGCGTTATGCAAAGAAGACAGCAGGCTTTGAACTATACAAAATGTATCGTATCATGGGCACTGACCTCTACAACTTTATCTACTTCCTTGTAGGAGACAGTGGAGCACAAGATAAACTAAAAGATCCTGACAGTGCAAAACGTATGCGGGCTAGTACAAAACTACCTACAGCAGCAATTAATAGATACATTAATGCAATTGCGCAAGGCAAAACTCCTGTGCAAGTAAACAACCTATTTCAAGCAATTGAATCTGCACTTAAAGTTAGCAACAGTGACTACAAAGCAATACGTAGAAATCTAATGAACTTTGCACGTTTGACCAAAGCAGAGAAGCGTTTAATATCCACACGCCTTATCTTTGCTGTTCGTGCTAAACTACGCAGTTCAGACATCATTGAAGACTTTGAAAAGTTTGCAGCAGTAAAGAACTTAGAAAAAGCAAGTGTAATAGATCCAGAACCAACTATATCAACTCCTGACCTAAGTACAACAGGCGCTGAACTAGCATTGTATAGATATCTTGTAGGAGATAGGAATTTAGCACTTACTAAGAAGTTCTTAGAGCAAGCCAAGGACGGCAAAGCAGCAAGTGCAAACATGGTTGCAGCCTACTTACCAGCTATTAAAATGATAGATGATATTGTAAAAGCAGGACCTGGTGCAGTACAGCAACTAAGAGCAGTACATAAGAGAGCCAAAAAACGCTAACTAACTACTATTTTTTCTTTAAGATGATAAATACTTTATACAAGTTAGAAGAGTCTAACTTGCCATTAGATCATAGGAGAATATAAAATGGCTTCAGTAACAAAAGCAAACGGCGTAAACGTAATCGCAGGTAACGGACTAGGTCCAGTAACACGCATTCTATCGCTATCAAAAACAGCAATCACAACAACAGCAATTGCTGATCTTAACGCAGCAGTAGCAGCATTAACAGCAGGCGGCGTTGCAGGCACAGACGATGCAGTAACTATCGCAGGTGTTGCACACACAGCAACTGGCGTTGCTCACGTTGCAGTACAAGGCACAGGCGTATTAACACCTGGCGCAGACTACCGCGGTGTAACAGGCGTAACAGCAGCACTAGTTGCAACATTCACTGACTAAATTCTAACTACCTTAGAATCGTGATTATGGCCGTAAGGCAGGCGTCACACTAAACAGTCACTTTAACGAGTGACTGTTTTTTTATGACTTAAATAC